CTATCTATATGATGAAAATCCAGGGCGGCTCAGAATCAACTTTATCGAAAAGTTCTGCAGACATACAAAATCGCCATTCAATGGTCAACCTTTCATTCTGGAATTATGGGAAAAAGCCTTTTTAGAGGCCTCCTATGGCTTCAAAATAGCCGAGACGGGTTTGCGTAGGTTCAATGAAGTTCTGCTTCTTGTGGCGCGTAAAAACGGCAAGACGACTTTTATTGCGGGCATTGATCTTGCAGAATTTTTCTTAAGTTCCGGTGGCGTGGATATCGTTTGTGCTTCCAATACAAATGACCAAGCATCGATTCTATTTGAAGAAATTAACAACATGCGTGAGCAAAGCCGTCCCCTTAGAAACGAGAAGCGATCAAAGAAAAATATCTTCTATATCTACTCGCCTAAGAATAAAAACAAGATTAAGAAACTGTCGGCGCAATCGCGCAATAAAGATGGATACAACATTGAGGTTGGATGTATTGATGAAGTTCACGAAATGGTTGATTCCAAAGTCTACGATGCAATTAAGCAGAGCCAATCGACTAAAAAAGAACCGCTCATCTTTATCATCACAACCGAAGGAACAACAGTAGAAGGTTTTCTCGATAGCAAACTAGAATATTGCCGCAAGATGATTAAGGGCGAAATCAAAGATATCAGAATTCTTCCATGGCTTTATACGCAAGATAGCATGGAAGAGGTTTTTGAAGATCCGACCTCCTGGCAGAAGAGCAATCCTTCTCTTGGAAAAATAAAGCTCCCCACATATCTAGAAGACATTATGAACAAAGCAAAAAACGATCTTTCAACGCGCGTTACGATGCTCTGCAAGGACTTTAATGTGAAACAACTCGATAGTGGATCATGGCTTACATTCGCTGATTTAAATAACGAAACAAAATATGCGTTAACTGACCTTTCAGACACATACGCTATTGGCGGAGTTGATTTATCAAGTACCACCGATTTAACTGCTGCAGTATTACTTATCATTAAAAACGGTAAGAAATATGTCGTACCTCACTTCTTTATGCCGAGCGAGCTCGTCTCAAAAAGAGTGGAGGAAGATAAAATCCCTTATGACATTTGGATAAAAAAGGGGTTCATTACATTAACCACCGGAAATCAAAATGACTTCTCGAAAGTTACAGAATGGTTTATTTCGATGGTCAAAGAACACGATATTCGTCCTTTATGGATTGGATACGATCCTTGGAATTCTCAATATTGGGTTAAGGAGATGGAAGATGCAGGATTCACGATGGAAAAAATCCGCCAGGGAATCTACACCCTTTCTGAACCGATGAAACAGCTCGAGGGAGATCTCAAAAACAAAAATGTTATTTATAACGATAACCCAATCTTAAAGTGGTGCCTGGCTAACACCCAAGCAAAGATCGATCTCAATGGGAATATTCAACCGAGCAAATTAAATAGCAAATTAAAAAGAATTGATGGATGCGTGGCTCTTATTATTGCCTATGCTGTCCTCACTCGATATAAAACTGATTATGAAAACATGATAAGTTAGGAGGCCCTATGAGCATATTTGATGTATTTAAGCGAAAGAAAAAAGTAGTGGCACCTAGTCCTGATGATGCTCAACTTTTCAAATCGACATTGAATCTTTTCACTGACTTTGGTGACAACATTAATTTGAGCGATGTGGTAAAAATTTGCATCGATCGAATTGCGACTCACTCAGCAAAGCTGAAACCGAGATATGTGAAATCCGAAAACAAAGAAACGATTCAAGAAAAAAATGGAAATCTAGCATATCTACTCAAGCATCAACCTAATCCCTTGATGATTCCGTTTGATTTTATTTACAAGATAGTCACTCTTCTTTATCTCAACAATAATGCGTTCGTTTATCCAGTTTATGATGATGAAACCTATGAGTTGAAGGAACTGTGGCCAATCAAGCCCAATTCAGTTGAAGCACTAAAAGATGATAGTGGAGCCCTATACCTCCGCTTTTATTTTACTGACAAGAAAAGTTTCACGCTCCCGTACGAGTCGATTATCCATTTAAAAAGATTTTATGGAGTCAATGATATCTTCGGTGGCAGTGGGGCAATCTCTGATCATAGTGCACTCCTGAAAACCATCAAGATTAATGACTCGGTTCTTCAGGGACTTGATAACGCCATCAAGACAAGCTTTCAGGTCAAAGGTTTATTGAAAATCAATGGCATTCTCTCGGAAAAAGACAAAAGTGCTCAAAAAAGAGAATTTGACGAAGCCTTAAAGGAAGCAACCAAAGAAGGCGGAAGTTCCATCGTTCCTGTGGATCTAAAAAGCGAATATGTTCCGCTTAACGTTGATCCCAAATTAATCGATTCAGAGACCCTCTCGTTCCTTCAAAAGAAGATCATTTCTTACTTTGGCGTGAGCGAACCCATATTTGATAACAAGTATGATGAAAATCAATACAATGCATTTTATGAGTCGGTTATTGAGGGAGTAGCTATTGCGCTAAGCGAGGCATTTTCAAAGGCGCTGCTTACTAGAAGCCAACTCGAGAAAGGCGAACAAATCATCTTTTATTCGGAAAGGCTTCAATATGCATCCTGGAATACAAAGGTTCAAGCAATTGAAAAGCTGATGGGGCTAGGAATCCTATCCCTCAACGAATCTAGAGCCTTGCTAGGATTTGAACCGGTAGAGGGCGGAAGTAAGAGACTTCAATCCCTCAACTATGTTGATGCTGACAAAGCAGCAGACTATCAACTGAAAAATGATATCTTCAAGAAACCTAAGGAGGATAGCGAAGATGAACAATAAAGAAACACGATTCTCATCTATCGAATCAAGAAAAGATGAAGAAGCTCAAAAGATGATTGTCGAAGGGTACGCAATTGTTTTTGATGAGGAGACTTTAATTGGTGATGACTCTCATGGCTTTAGAGAAATTATCGATAAAAAGGCTCTAGCAAATACGAACATGAAAGATGTGCCCTTAAAGTACAACCATGATGACTCAACACTAATACTAGCGAGGACCAGAAATGGTTCTCTTTCTTTATCCATCGATGAGAAAGGCTTAAAAGTTAGGGCTGAACTCATTGATACAACCAGCAATCGAGACATATAAAAGTGCGTCGAAGCTGGATTACTAGACAAGATGTCATTTGCTTTTACTGTCAAAGGTCAAAGCTGGGATAAAAGTGGAGAAATGCCAAAGAGGACTATCACGGCAATTGATAGGCTCTTTGATGTTAGCGTCGTAGACTTGCCGGCCTATGATCAAACCTCCATCCAAGCAAGTGCTCGTTCTTTAGAGTTGGCGGATGCTGACCTGAAGGCATTGGAGAATGCTGAGCAATTAAAAAAGATGACCGTTTTAGCAAAACGACTGAAAATCAAAACAAAAATTTAGGAGGAATTCATTTTATGAATTTAGAATTACGTCTAAAAGAAATTAAAACCCGCCTCGATGAAATTAGAGGCATGAGCGATTCTGAAACTGAAATTTCAAAGCTCGAAAGCTATGACAAAGAAGTTGATGAGCTCACAAACGAACGCAAGGCAATCGAAAAGAAAATCAACATGCGTGGTAAGCTCGATGTTAACGAAATTATCGAAACAAAGAGTGACGACCATGTTGACTTAGAAACACGTGGAAAAGCCTTAAAAGAGGGAAGAACTGTTGTCGTGACTGCTGATGGAGTCTTACTCCCTGAGCATGTCGATAGCACAATCTCGCCTTATCCATTCCGTGAATTATCTTCACTAGTGGAGCAAGTTCATACAGTTAACCTAAAAGGTGGCGAAACCTATAAGAAATCATTCGTTATTTCTAATGGGACAGGCGGTTTAACAGCTGAAGGCAATGCCTATGCTACTGCAGAACCAACCTTTGGTTACCTCACAATCTCAAAAGTCAAAGTTACCGCATACGCTGAAATCACCGAAGAGTTGGAAAAGCTCCCTGCAGCCGATTATTCGAATGAAGTTCTTAAGGGCATTAACGTTGCTTTAAAGAAAAAAATCTCAGAACAAATCTTAAAGGGTGCTGGAACTACCAATACATTTAAGGGTATTTTCTCCAGTGAATGTGAAGCTTTAGTAGACGCGGACGACTTAGAACTCGACGCTATCGATGAAAACACGCTTGATGAAATCGTCTATGCCTATGGCGGAGATGAAGAAGTCGAAGGCGGATGCGTCCTT